AAAGAAAAAGGTGAGTGGGACCTGCAGGCAAAATATAATATAGGTAAGAAAATAGAAAATGAAGGCACCGAAGTTTAAAGAATTCATATCTGAAAAAGTTGAGAAGAGCAATATAGAAGTTGCTATCTTAACTAAGGTCAATGCTGATAGCAAGTCTGTTGTTAGTAATATGATATTAAAGGAATGTAAAAGAAGAAATATTCCTTGTCATATTATTAATACTACTGAGGCTTGGGTATCAAAGAATGATTTAGACAAAGGTACTTTACTTGTATCAAACATTGATGGTGAAGATACAGAAGTAGAATTCAATCTTTCAAAAACAATTTGCTTTACACGAGCAGGTGTTCTTGAAGATGAAACTGGTTTAGCGTTATTATCAACATTCGAAAACGCAGGTGCGTTTATGATAAACACTAGAAACGGTATGCTCACTTGTGATAACAAGATGTCAGCATATATTTCTTTTGAGAGGGATAATATACCTACACCTAGAACTGCTTTAATTTCAAATGAAAAAGGATTACTTCATGCCCACGAGAAACTAGGTGGCAAGTATCCTATCATTATGAAAACACTTACAGGTACACAAGGTATTGGTGTATCAATTGTTGAATCTGAAAAGAGTATGATCTCTGTAGCACAATCGCTATGGAAGTTTGGTGCTGCTTTATTGCTTCAAGAGTTTTTAAAATTTGACTATGATATTCGTACAATCGTAATAGATGGTAGAGTATTAGCATCCACAAAAAGAATTAGTGCTAAGAAAGATTTTCGTTCTAATAGACATAGAGAGGCAACTACTGAGCCTTACAAACTATCAGACGAAGAACATAAAGTAGTATTACAAGCTGCACGTTCTGTTGGTGCTTACATGGTTGGTGTTGACCATGCAATCGTTGATAAACAATTATATGTATTAGAGTGTAATGGTTCTCCTGGCATAGGTTCAGAGTTTGCTCTATACAATACTAAATTAAAAGATAGATCGTATGTAGGAAAAAGTACACCAGATAGTGTAGTTAAAGAATTATTTAATTATCTTGCTCAAGATATTCATAGAAAATACTCATTTACAAAAGAGGCAGGTTTCCATGAAAGAATTAGTATAGATGGTTATGGACCTGTTAGAGCAAAACTTGATACAGGAAACGGAACTAGTGCGTCAATGTTCTGTGTTGATAAGATAGATGTTTCAAACAAAATTGTTAAATGGGAAAAAGATGGCAAGAAGTTTACAAGTAAACTAGAAGGCACGTCTGAGGCAACTAGAATGAACATGGTAGATAAGAGACCGATTGTCTTTGTAGATGTAACTTTCAATAACAAACTTTATACAGATGTACCTATTGGGTTAACAACAAAAGGTTCAAGAAGTACATTCCTTGTGAATAGAGATTTATTGACTAGATTCAAAGTAAACGTAAATCCTAATAGAAAGTTTGTTCTTTCTTCTTGGATTGAAAGAACTGACCGTGATGATACACGAGGGGTTAACATTAATCCATATAAAACGCTTGACAAATAAGTCTAAATCTGTTATACTATTATATAATTAAAGGAGTGAACAATGGCACAAAATCATCAAGCAAACAACCCACTATTTAAGGCACTAGAGAAGAAGTATATCGCTGATATCGCTTCAGCAAATGCTACAATGATAATTTATTTTGACAATCCAGTTGCAATAGGAGAACATCCTCAGCACTTGACTGAACTAGATAAACTATTAGATCAACTTTCTGCTGCGGAAGAAAAACTTATAAATCTAAATAAACATTTTAACAACAAACAAATATAATCATTAATGAAATTCTATACTTCGGTATTGCCTTATCGTGGCAGACTATTGGTTCGTGGTGTAAACCATGACGGTAGTCATAAGAAGTTTAGAATCAATTACAAACCATCACTATTCATACCTTCAGGCAAAGAATCAAAATACAAAACACTAAGCGGTGATAATGTAGGCAAAGTTACATTTGAAAGTATGCCTGAAGCAAAGAAATGGATTGAACAGTACAAAGGTGTTAGTGATTTTAAATATTACGGTAACACAAAATATCAATACCCATTTATTGCAGATGAGTTTCCTGGCAAGATAGATTGGGATATCAAACAAATAAGAATACTTACAATCGATATCGAGTGTGAGAGTGAGAACGGTTTTCCAAACCCAGATGAGGCAATCGAACCTCTAATTTCTATTACAGTAAAAGAACATACAACAAAGAAGATCATAGTCTTTGGCATGAATGACTTTGTTAATGATCGTGATGATGTAACCTTTATCAAGTGTGATGGCGAAACTGCATTGATTGAAAAGTTTTTAGAGTTTTGGCTAGAATATAATCCTGATATTGTTACAGGTTGGAATGTAAAGTTCTTTGATATACCTTTTCTAATGAATAGATTTAGAAGACTAATGGGTGATGAATACATCTTGAAGTTTAGTCCATGGGGTGTTGTAAGTGAGAATACTGCTAAAGTTAGTGGTTGGGAAAACAAACAAGAAAAGAAGACTTGGGATATGATGGGTATTGCTGTATTAGATTACCTTGATCTATATCGTAAGCATACATTTATTAGACGTGAGAGTTATAAACTAGATTACATAGGTGAAGTAGAACTAGGTGAAAACAAACACGAGAATCCTTTTGATACATTTAAAGAGTTTTATCAAAAAGATTATCAACAGTTTATAGAATACAATATACAAGACGTAGAACTTGTTGATAAGTTAGAAGACAAGATGAAATTAATTGAACTGCATTTAACTATGGCGTATGAGGCAAAAGTTAATTATCAAGATTGTTTTGGTCAAGTTCGTATATGGGATACTATTATATTCAATCATTTGAAATCTAAAAACATAGCCGCACCTGCTGTTATAGAGTCTAAAGAGTCACGAGGTTATGAAGGTGCCTATGTAAAAGATCCTATTGTAGGTTTTCACGACTGGATTGTAAGTTTTGATTTAAACAGTTTGTATCCTCATTTAATCATGCAATACAATATTTCTCCTGAAACTTTCATTGATTGTGAGGAAGGTGTTGTGAGTGTAGAAAATATGTTAAATCAAAAATCTGATCTGTCTAATTTAGATGGAGTTACTATTACTCCTAACGGTGCAAAATTTAGAACAGACAAACAAGGTTTTCTTCCTGAACTGATGGATAAGTTATACAAAGAGAGAGTCATATATAAAAACAAGATGGCAAAGGCAAAGGCATTGTATGAAGAAACAGGTGATGAAAGATTAAAGAATGATATAACTAAAAACTATAATATACAACTGTCAAGAAAGATTGCCTTGAATAGTGCCTACGGTGCTATCGGTAATCAATACTTTAGATACTATGATGTAAGACACGCTGAAGGTATTACTATGGCAGGTCAATTGGCTATTAGATGGATTGAACGTGATGTGAATGATTATCTAAACAAACTATTAAAAACTAAAGATGAGGTTTATGTTGTTGCGTCTGATACAGATTCAATCTATGTTAAACTAGGCGGTATGGTTAATAAGATATTTAAAGATCAATCTGATAATAGAAAGATTGTAAAAATATTAGATAAGTTTTCTGAAGAAAAACTACAACCATTTATTGATTCTAGTTTTGCTAAACTAGCAAAGTATGTTAATGCTTACGATCAAAAAATGATTATGAAACGAGAAGTGATTGCTAACAAAGGTATATGGACTGCTAAGAAAAGATATATTCTAAATGTATTTAACGAAGATGGCATTAATCTAAAAGAACCTAAACTAAAGATCATGGGTATCGAGGCTGTCAAGTCTTCAACTCCTGCACCTTGTCGTGTGAAGATTAAAGAAGCATTGAATGTGATTATGAATAAAGATGAACCTGCATTAATTGAATTTATAGAGAATTTTAGAACACACTTTAAGAAGTTGCCACCTGAAGAAATTGCTTATCCTAGAAGTTGTAATAATCTTAAAAAGTATTCTTCAACAAAAGATATATATCTGAAAGGCACACCTATTCATGTAAGAGGTGCTTTACTTTATAATAATCTATTGAAGAAACACAAATTATCAAAATACGAAACGATACAAAGTGGTGATAAGATTAAGTTTATATCATTAAAAGAACCTAATACTTTGAGAGAAAATGTTATATCGTTTTCAAATCAACTACCAAAAGAATTTAAACTACATCAATATATTGATTATGATGAAATGTTTACTAAATCATTCTTAGAACCACTAAGATTTATTGTAAATGCAATAGGGTGGAACTTTGAAAAGAAATCAAACCTAGATGAGTTCTTTTAAACACTTGACAAACCATGCAAAGCGTGATATACTAATAATATGATTAAACCTTTTGATGACTATAAACGTAATAATACACTATACAGCCGTCTATTAGACGCCGCTGGTGATGATAAGTTACCTATATTAGACAATAGAACGTTTGAATCAATGAACGCAGAATACGGTAAGGAAGATATGAGAAAGAACCTTGCTGATTATATTGCTACTGAACGACCTGTATTTCCTTTAAGAGATATATCAGAAGATGATATGAGAGATAGTTTTAATTCTTTGAAAAATTTTAACACTAACTCTATATGTACACCTAAAGAACAAGTTGAGAAAGAAATCTTTGAGAAGTATGATGACTATGAATACAGTTATGATAAGTATGGCCTAGGTTTAATTAATGGGCCAAGTACTTTTAATAATGTATCAAATTATTTTATGCAAGATTTAAGATTAGAATGTGGTAGTTATGGATTCAGAGCACCTAAAGAAGTATGGGAAAATGGTGACGCATATGCCATATGGAAATGCTTAGGTCCTATATGGCGTGGTATTAATGATGTTAAACTTGTTAAAGTAAAAGACTTAGATGGTATTGAAACTGAACAATTACTAGGTGGTGCATTGACACACAAAAGTTATATGGGTGCTTTTAGATTAGGCACATATATTGCAACTCAATTTAAACCTGTTGTTGCAAAAGCAATATATCAAATGACTAATGCCAAGACAGTATTAGATACAAGTTGTGGTTGGGGCGATAGACTTGCAGGTTTCTTTGCTAGTGATGCCGAAGAATACTATGGCTGTGATCCTAATCCAAATACATATGCTAGATATACTCAACAGATATCAAAATATAATAAACTATTATCTAAACCTAAGAAGGTTACAATATGGCGTTGTGGTGCAGAAGATTTACCATATCATAAGTTGCCACCAATAGATGTTGCATTTACTTCTCCACCTTACTTCTCAACAGAAGAATACAATAAGGGTGGTGAGTTTCAAGAAGATCAATCGTGGTCTAAATTTAATGAGTATGAGAAATGGCGTGATGAATTTTATTTACCTGTTGCCGAGAAGTCAATGGCAGTATCAAAGTTTCTATTTGTGAACATTATGGATCCAAAGATCAAAGGTACTAGATATAGATCAAGTGATGAACTAGTAAATAGAATGAAAGACAAGTTTCTAGGTCAGATCGGTATGAGAATTATGCAAAGACCTAAGTCAGATAAACTATTTAAAGACGATAAAGAAAAGGCAGACTTTATGAATAAAATTTTTATAGAGAATGTGTGGTGTTTTGGTGATAAGAATTTTGATTTATTTCAACATTCCAGAAAGGCAAATTTAGATGAATTCTTTGCTTGACAAATCTTATAAATATAGTATAATATATAATGAAACTGTAATGAAACTAAAAGGATAACTAATGAGTGATTTTTTAAAAGATATAATAAAAGAAACTGGTAATGAATATGCCAGTCTAGTATCAGACGGTGCTTCAGGTGATGTTGATTCGTTTATAGATACAGGTTCATATATATTCAATGCCTTATTAGGCGGCTCTATTCATAGAGGTCTTCCTTCAAATAAGATAACAGCAATTGCAGGTGAAAGTGCCACAGGTAAAACTTTCTTTGTATTAGGTATGTGTAAAAACTTCCTAGATAAGAATCCTGACGGTGGTGTAATATTCTTTGAATCAGAATCAGCAATTACTAAAGAGATTATAGAAGAAAGAGGAATAGACAGTACTAGAATGGTTGTAATGCCAGTAACTACTGTACAAGAATTCAGACATCAATCATTAACTGTATTAGAAAAGTATTCTCAACAAGATAAGAAAGAGAAAAAACCATTACTATTAGTATTAGATAGTTTAGGTATGTTATCTACTACAAAAGAAATTGAAGATACACAAGACGGAAAAGAAACTAAAGATATGACGAGGGCACAAATTGTTAAAGCTGCCTTTAGAGTATTGACTTTAAAATTAGGTAAGGCAAAAGTGCCTTTGATTATTACTAATCATACATATGATGTTATTGGTTCTATGTTCCCACAGAAAGAAATGGGTGGCGGATCAGGATTGAAATATGCAGCGTCATCAATCGTATATCTTTCTAAGAGAAAAGAGAAAGATGGTACTGAGATCATTGGTAATATAATACATTGTAAGAATTATAAATCAAGATTAACTAAAGAAAACAAAGTTGTAGATGTTAGATTAACCTACAGCAAAGGTTTAGATAGATACTACGGTCTACTAGACTTAGCTTTAAAACATAATATATTTAAACAAGTTTCTACTAGGATTGAATTACCAGACGGCACAAAAACATTTGGTAAAACTATTAATAATGACCCTAAAAAATATTTCACTAAAGAGATACTAGAACAATTAGATGGAGTATGTAGCAAAGAGTTTAAATATGGAGATGGAGTTGAAGCAGATACCGAAACCTCACAAGACGACTAACCCTAAACATAGGGAAGACTATGTGTTCGTAGAGAAACCTGGAGAGGACTTTACGGCATTGAAGTTAATTAGTGGTCCATTTTCATCAATAGTTTATAAGTACGGTGCCGTTGGGATCAGACCTGAGTCTGAAAAAAGACCTGATGGTACCTTGCCTATGCAGTTCGATTATGTTATAATAGAGAATAACATTGACGCAGATTGTGATAGTCAAGAATTTATTAACCATGTCGGCGATATACTTGTTGTGTTGCTTGATGAAAAACTAAAAGAAGATAAACTAAATGCCAAGAATTGAACAAACAGCTTTAAGTAATTTAATATACAACGAAGAATACACTAGAAAAGTTTTACCTTTTATCAAAGAAGAATACTTTGCTGATAGACTAGAGGGATTATTATTCTCTGAGATATATCGTTTTGTTGACAAGTATAATAATCTACCAACAAAAGAATCTTTATCTATTGAAATGAACTCTAACAAAAGTGTTAATGAAGATGAATATAAAAAGATAACAGAAATATTATCTACATTTAATAAAGAGCCAGTAAACTTAGAATGGCTATTAGAAACCACAGAAAAGTTTTGTAAAGATCGTGCCATACATAATGCTATATTAGGTGGTATTCAGATACTAGATGGCAAAGATAAAGAACATACGCCAGAGTATCTACCTGAATTGTTATCAGGTGCCTTAGGTGTATCGTTTGACCAGAAAGTTGGGCATGATTATTTACTAGAGTCACAAGAAAGATTTGACTTTTATAGAAAGAAAGAAGAAAGACTTGAACTTGATTTAGATTTCTTCAATAAGATTACAAGAGGTGGTATACCAAGTAAGACTTTAAATATTTGTCTTGCAGGTACCGGTGTCGGTAAAACAATGTTTATGACTCACCTTGCTTCATCTATATTACTACAAGGTAAAAATGTATTGTACATTACTATGGAAATGGCTGAAGAAAGAATCGCCGAGAGAATAGATGCTAATCTATTGAATGTAGGCATGAGTGATCTTGAAGAATTACCATACACAATGTATGAAACAAAGATAAACAAATTACAAAGTAAGACGACAGGTAAGTTAATCATTAAAGAATATCCTACTGCGTCTGCTCATACAGGTCACTTCAAAAATCTATTGAGTGAGTTGTCTATGAAGAAATCATTTAAACCAGATATCATATTCATTGATTATCTAAACATATGTTCTAGTGCTAGATTTAAACCAGGCGCTAGTGTAAACAGTTATACTTACATTAAATCAATTGCAGAAGAACTAAGAGGTCTTGCAGTTGAGAATGATGTGCCTATTTTCTCTGCTACACAAACTACAAGAAGTGGTTTTGTAAGTAGTGATGTTGGTTTAGAAGATACATCTGAATCTTTCGGTCTTCCTGCAACAGCAGACTTTATGTTTGCTTTGATATCAAGTGAAGAACTAGAAGAAAAAAATCAGATAATGGTTAAACAATTAAAGAATAGATATAATGATCCAACGATCAATAGAAAGTTTATTCTAGGTGTTGATAGATCAAAGATGAGATTCTATGATGTAGAACAATCAGCACAATCAGATTTAGTTGAGAGTGGTCAAACACTTGCAACTGATAATAAATTCGGGAAGAAGATAGGTCAATTCTCGGACTTTAAAATTTAAGACCTAACTAAAAAGGAAATAATATGGCTACAGGAAAAGTAAAATGGTTTGACGCTAAAAAAGGATTCGGATTTATAACACCAGATGATGGTGGTAAAGACGCTTTTTTACACGTTTCAGCATTACAAGCTGCCGGTGTTGAATCAGTTAATGATGGACAAGCGGTAACTTACGAACTAACAGAACAGCGTGGTAAAGAAGCTGCTTCTGAAATACAACTAACATAAGGAGAAGACAATGGCAATAACAATAGATGGTAAA